GCATCATCGCTTAAAATAATATCACCACCACCTGCATCTAAAGTAAGATCAGTAACTGAAGCAATTTTAAATTCACCATCTGAACTTTCTGTAAGTGTTGCAGCGTTACTACCATCTCCACTTATAGATAAAGCACCAGCGGTAATACTTAAAGCATCATCTACTATTACATTACCATTGAAATAACTAGTTCCATTGTTATATAAGTCATAACTTATATTTACAGCGCCAATATACATACCTGCTACTTGTACATCTCCAGTACAAGTTATGGCTTGAGAAGAATCTATTGTAAGAGCGCTTGTACCAGCTGTTACTATTCTAAAAGTATCAGCGCCTCCTCCAAAACCAAAATAAGTATTTGTATCACCTACATGATAAATATCATCAGTTATGTTTCCAGTTCCCATTGACCAAGCACCAGCTGATATTCCATCATTAAAATATGCGTATCCAGCATTTGACATATCTAAGGTAAGAGCAGTTATAGTAGAACCGCCATCATTACCTTTGAATAATATGTCTTCATTTTCTATTGATGAAAATATTGCAAGATTGTTACTATCACTTTTAAATTTACCATATTCAACACCTGATTTAAATAATCTTATATCATTACCAGCTGCATCTAAAGTTATATCTCCTGCAACGTCTAGTGTTAAATCACCTGAAGTTTTATTAATGTCTCCGCCAATACTAAAACTACCAGTTGCGGAAAGATTATTTGTAAAAATTGTATCACCATCTACATAAAAATCTGAATCAGAATCAATAGAGCTAGTGCCATTCCAAAGAGCTATTCTATTATCAGCACCAGAACCTGTCACATTACCAACTTGAGTATTATCTATCTTCTGCCAAGCATCTGTTGCTAAATCAGAAAATACTGCCCAATCTCCTACAGCCCAATCTGTAATACCATCTAAATCGGTAGAACCTGCAACTGATACAATATAGTAATAACCTGGGGTTCCAGATCCACTACTTAATGTTGGTGAGTTTGTATCAGCGTTCCATGTTCCTTGGTATGTTAATACTCCTGTTGTAGAGCTATCAACATATGCTTTAATACTTTGTTGTGTAGCTAGCGCTGTTGCACTATCACTAGCCATGTTATCTTCATCTAATATTGCTGTTACTGTAGTACTAGTTCCAATTAATAAACTATCAGTATCAGTTAACCCAGTTACTTGTACACCTGTAGATATTGTGGCAATTTTTAAAGCATTATCATGAAATAATTCTACTCCGTTTGTAACAGCTCCACTATAAAATCTAGCCATTTTTTCTCCATCAGTAGGATTATCCAGTCTAATTTGTCCATCAGATTGAATATATAAGTCTCCTGTTCCAACCTCACTTATATAACTATTACTTCCATTGTGATATAATACAAGATCTTTTCCATCACCTAGAGCTACTCTTGAATTATCTTTCCATTTAGTATAATATTCATCTGTAGCAGCACTACCACCATCTAATGTAAAATATATTGTAGTTCCACCACTTCCATCGTCACATTTAAATGCCATGTTACCATCATTTGTATGCTGTGTAAAGTAAAATGTTCCTGTATAATTTTCTAAATAACTATCTGATCCATCATGAAAAATTTCTAAATCTCCAGAAGTCCCAAGTTTAAGCTTTGCGTTATCAATAAATCTTACTTCTTTATTAAAAGTAGTTCTAACTTCTGAACCATCTAAAAAGAAATATGTAGCTGTACCTCCTGAACCATCATCAGATTTAAAGTTTATATCTCCATCATCTAAGTTTTGTATAATCTGTAAATCACCTACAAAATTTTCTATATTAGAATTTGTTCCGTTATGGTAAATTCTTAAATCATCAGCATTACCAAATGTAGCATTTACATCATCAACATGCCTTGTTAATTTTTCAAATATAGTTTTTGTACCGCTTCCATCTAAATAGAAGTATGTAGCTAAACCACCTGCCCCATCATCACTTCTAAACAATATATCTGCATCATCTGCATTATTTTGTATTTGTAAATCTCCAGTGAAGTTTTGAATATATGACTGTGAGCCATTATGTTGAATTTGTAGATCATCACCATCTCCAAAACAAAGAGGTATACTATCTGGTATATCAATTCTTTTTGAACTACCATCTAATCTAAGATAAGTTGTATCACCACCACTACCATCATCACATTGCAATACCAAATCGCTATCATTTGTACGCTGCATAATATACAAATGTCCAGTTGTATTTTCTATATAACTACTAGTACCATCGTGATACATTTTCATATCACCCTGATTTCCAAATTGTGCTTTTACACTATCTTGATGCTCTGTGTCTTTTAAAAATAGTGTTTGTTCTGTACTTCCACTTAAATGGAAATATGTTTCTACACCGCCTGAACCATCATCACATGCAAAACTCATATTTCCATCATCAGTTCTATTTGTAAAAGTTACATTCCCAGTATCATTAAAGAAATTAAAATTACTCCCATCGTGTTTAAAGAAAGCATCTATACCTGTTCCAAATGCTGCGGCTACACCATCATTACACACTAAATCACCGGTCATATTACCACCAGCAAGTGGTAAATATGGGCCACCTGGTAATCCAGCAGATGAAAACGCATTTTCTATAATATTACCAGAAGAATCTACTGTTAAGAAATAAGTCGCTGTACCTGTAAAAGTTCCTGAACCATAATCTAAAAATTCTACATCACCACCATTATTAAATACTACATGAGCAGTACCTCCGCCATCTATAAGTTGTAGTTGATCAGCTGTAGCAGTTTTTACATATGTAATTTTATAAGCATTCCAAGATCCTGCAGAATCACCAGCTTTAAAATTTATTTGAGAAGAACTATAACTACCACTTGCTCTACCATCTAAAGTAAGGATGTCAGTGGCTGTGGAATTTATTGCTAACTTAGCGTTCATAGTTGAGCTAGCTGAAGTTGTAAGTCCGCCAGTTATTGCTATTCCACTTGCAGTTGTTTCAAATGTTTTTACGTTATTGTGGTATAGATTTACAGCGCCATCATTTACTGCGTAAATCATATTTTCACCAGTATCACTTTGTAATCTTATAGCACCAGCGCTTCTAATATATAAACTACCAGTTCCAACTTCATCAATATATGAGTTACTACCATCGTGATATATTTCTAAATCTGGAGTTGTTATATTTCCAAGGGTTAACTTTACATTATCTTCAAGTTGTACTCTTTTATAAAATCTATTTAATTCATTATTACCATCTATTACTAAATAAGATGTCATACTTCCAGAACCATCATCATTTCTAAAATCTATATATCCATTATCTGCACTCTGCATAAAATACCAAGTATCTGTCCCATTATGATATATCTGGGCGTCAGCTGAATTTCCAAAATACGCATATACATTATCCATGTGTTTGGTGTTCTTAGGAAGTTCTGTAAGTTCTTGCGCTCCGTCTAGTTTTATATAATTCTGAGTTGTACCACTACCATTAGTAGCTTGAATATAAGTTTGTTGACTATTAGATTCATTTCTAATATATAAATCCCCAGCTGTAACGGTAACATAATTACTTTCTGTTCCGTCATGATATATCTTCATGTCTCCACTATCTCCAAATGTTATTTCAACTTCATCTGGGAAACTAGTTTGATATAAGAAATTTATAGGCATTCTTAATTATTTTATTTATATTGATTATCCAATATCTCTTATCATTACACCATATTCATCATTTGCAACTGTTCCTTTAAATTTAATGAATACTTCGTCAGCGTCTCTATATACTTGTGGATAAACTGTCGAATAAGCTGGTGTATTGGCATTTGGACTATCGGAAGCTACTTGATATACTTCTACCATACACGATGTTCCTGCAGCTCCTGCTCCTATTAAAGTAGTAGTTGTACAATCAAATATTGTATATCCTCCAGCAACTGTTCTATCAATACCTGATGTAGAATCTGTAAGATTCCCATTAAATGCACCAACTGAACCTGAAGCTAATGCTACTGTATATACACCAGAAGAATCTGATACACTTATTCCAGCACCTGCTTGTACCGCCGCTGCACCTACTGTAGTACCTGTTGCATTACTAATTGCTATTGTTCCACTACCTGTTATAGTACCTCCTGTTATAGGTGCTGTAGTTGCAATACTTGTTACAGTACCACCACTATCAGTGTCTGACCAAGGAACGTTAACTACTAAGTTATCACTAGCATCAACTTGAACTTTATATGTTCTACCGGATGTAGTAGAAGAAGTATTTGCTGCTACACTTTGTGTTCCATCTACATTAGCGTTAAATGTAGTAGAACTTAACGAAAGACCTGTACCCGCTGTATATGTGGTATTTGTGTCTGTAGAGGCTATTGTCATTTCAGTAGCACTATTACGAGTTAACGTAACATTACTACCTGCTGTAAATTGTAAAGTAGTATCTGTTCCACTACTAGCATCTAAAGTTAAATCTACATCACTACCGTCAGTAGCAAAATTCATACTATAAGTAGTATTGTCATTATCTGGTGTTACCCATGTTGCATCACCACGTAAGAATGTACTAGCACTACCACCTGTTGGAACGTGACCTACATTAGTAGATCCTGCATAAGCAAATGATTGAACTGTTACAGAACCTGTAGCCCCTGTGTTAGATGTTATTGCATTTCCTGTAGAACCACTTACAGCATTACCTGATGTTAAAGCTACAACACCTTCATCAGATTGAACAATAACCCAATCATTTACATCTGAAGCTCCTTCTGCTGCTGCTTCTTTACATATTACAGAGTCACCAGCATCTAAGGTTACAGATCCATAAAAACTACCAGAAGTTGTTACTACATAGTAATCACCTACAGATATTGCTACTCTTGAAGCACCAGTAGTAAGATTACCTCCTCCGTCAATTGCACCTGTGCCAGCATTAAATCCATCTTTAAAAGTTAAACCTCCAGAAACAAGTCCATCAACATATCCTTTAGATGCAGCATCTGTAGAAGCAGAAACAGTGTCAATACCTTGAATACGTCCTGTACCACTTAAAGTTATATCACCACCACCAACTGTTAAATCCCCAACTATACTAACATCTGTTGGAAGATCAACAGTTATTGTGCCACCTGATTCTTCTACTGTTACTCTAGTAGTTGCTCCACCAGCTATTGTTACTGTATCTGTAGAACCTGTGCTTGGTACTAAATTTATATCAGCTGTATTAGTTCCATCACTACTTGTTAAATCATAAGTAGTATTGTCATTAGTATCTGTCCATGGTACATTTACTACTAATTGATTACTAGAGTTATCAGTTATACCATATGTTCTGGAAGCGGTTTCAGTTTTGCTTTCTGCCGCTGGAGTAGAACCTCTTGCATATCTTAATTTACCTAACCCTAATGTAGCAGTGTTCATAGCGTTATAAGTAGTATCACCTGGAGATGTTAATGCTAATATAAATGGATCACCTGTGGTACCTGCTCCTGATAGATTAGTACCAGCTGTACCATTAGCCATTGTAACTTTTAAATATTTATTGCTACTATTTAATGTTTTATCATCATTATCATCATCTCTTATTATCCATTCACTCATTTCACTACCAGTCGCTGGTGCGCTGTTAGTTATAGTAACTGCTCCTGTAGCTGCACTAACTGTTATTCCTGTACCAGCTACAACTGATGTTACACCTGTGTTTGTTAATAAAAACTCTCCTGAACCTGTTATAGGATTGGAACCTGAGTTCATTGCAACACTTATTCCTGTTCCTGTTGCAATTCCTACAGAAGTAACTGTACCGGTGGTTGAACTAGTACCAAGGGCTATCCAAGATCCACCTTCACCATACTTTACTTGATTATTTGTTGTGTCATAATAAAGCTGACCATCTGCGGGAGTTCCAGCAGCACCATCATTTAACTGATTTTCTAATACAGGTTGTGTTAGTTGGTTTTTATTAAACGCAACATCATTTAAAAAATTTATTGCCATTTCTTGTTTAATTTAAATAAGCAGTTCCAGCAAATGCGGCTGAAAAGGTTATTGTTAGTTGTGTGTTTGATATATATTTTACTTCGCCAAATATGACGATGTCATTATTGTTTATTACTGTTACAGAAGGATATGGTCCCCATCTACCTTCATGATCTATTGTCCATAACGTGTTAGAAGCATGTGTAAATACTCCTGTTCCTCCATCTGCATCAGATAAAGAAAATTCTGCGATATCATAGTATCTATCATTAGTGACAATTCCGCTTCCTCCTATATAACTTAATCCTAAAGTATATGAGTCCGCAAAACTTCCTGGACTTGTATACGATGTTATAGTATAGTGACCAAATGTAGAAATTGAATTTTGTTCACTTATTATTATTTGATTACCTACTAAATAATTAACAAATGCCACTACATTTTGGCCGGAGCGATCTTTTATAGCTAAATCTAAAGAAGTTATATTAGCTAAGGGCGTACCATCCGCAACTCCAGTAAATGTTCCAGTTGTAGGTAATGAAGCTACAAACTTAAATACCATCTGAGCAGATACAGATATCTTACCTTTTGTATTTAAATAATTAGCTACAGCTTCTGCTGTGAAATTTTTAGTAGACCTATTTGAAGAGTCGGTTCCAATCCACGCGTCTTGATCCTGAACTTCTGAGTCTCTAGGATAGGAATTAATTCTAGGCATCTGTTAATTTATTTATGAATATACTCTTATTTCAAGGGCTCCTGCTGTTATTCTATCATCAGCCCCGTTTGTTTTGAATGTTATAACTGAACTACTCGTTCTAGTCCACATTACCATCTGATTTGGTTCTCCATCTCCAGGATTAACAAATACCATGGTTTTTAAATTAGTAAAAGGAGTACCAGAATTAGTAACAGTGTATACTCCAGCACCTGTTCTAGCCCATGTCATTGTACCTGTAATAGTATTTTGTAAAACTGTAACGGTAGGAGCTGCTCCAGCTGCTTGACTCATTATACCTGAATATAAAGTATATCCTAAAGTTCCAGAATTAGTAGCTATATCAGCAATTTGTTTTATTGTGAAGTTCCTAGTCTTATTAGTATCACCTGCTACATTAGGATCTGCTAGTTCTGTTCCCAAAACTAGGTCACTTGCGGAAGGAGTACCTGTAGGATAAGCGGTTATTTCTGCCATTTGTGTTATTTTTATTTATTTTTACTTTGAGGTTTGGTTCCTTTACCATATCCACCTCGGTTTTGTGATGTTTTTACAAATCTTTTCTTAGTATGATCGTAATCTTTGTCTATTAACCAGTTTGTTCCATGTTTTTTAGCAGCTTTGCGTCTTTTTCGCTGATTTTCTGCTTTTTTACGTCTTCTATCTGGAGTTTTTGCTGCGGCAAGATCTCTTTTAGCCTTAGCTTTTGCTGCTTTTGGACTTAATTTTTGAGACATGTCTTATTTATCTTCTCCCCATTGAGGCATAGGAATTGAACGCTGTTTTTTGTATCTATCCGCATGAGCAGATAAAAAGTTTTTTACGTTTTTACTAAAATTCTTAAATTTTTGTACAAAACGGTTTGCAGGAATGTTAACTGCAGGTTGTAAAGGCTTAGGAATATAGTCTGCCCCTACCAATGTAGAGTCATTTACTGGTCTAGCTTGTGGTCTAGTAGCGTCGTGCTTTGCTCTTTCAGCTGCATTTGCTAATGCTTCTGCTTTTGCATCTGCATATTTACCGTAAGTCTCCTGATATATTTCCTCATCTGTTTGTTTTGCAGGATGTTTTCTCATTTTTTAATGTTTTTAATAATTGGACCGAAATCTTTAGAATAGTTTAATATATAATCAATGTTTTCTTTTGAAGGACCCATAGGTTTATTTGGATTAGAATATCTTTTTAAATTATCAAAAGCTTGTTTACTACCACCTTTATTCCAACCCTTAGGCATTGAACTAGGATATTTAAGTTTATTTTCTAAATTTAGTCTTCTTTGAATTGTTGCTTTTATACTCTGGTTAATTTTTGAACCTATATTTCCAAAGTTAACAGTACTTCCTTTCCAGAAATTAGTTGATGGAGTTTTTAACCAACTAACCCCCCTACCTATAGGTAACATAGAAGCTATAGTACCTAATGCTCTAGGAATTCCTTTCTTTACTTTATGCCAAGTACCGGCATGATCTAATTGAGTGAGTTTAGTTTGTTTAAGTGGATGTGATTTCATCTTTTTTTACTTTAAGTGTCTATATATATCCTTACAGGTTTATCAAGAAATTTACATAAAATGTGACAAAAGCCATTTATTTATATATATCTAATCCTAGATATTATACTTAGTATAATATCATAAGGGTATTACTTATAGAGGGATATGGGGTTACTACCTATTTTTGAGACGAGCTTTGTAAAAGGAAAATCGTTTTGTTTTTGCCGGGTTGCCCTTGTTTTTAGGATTTTGGCATTAAGGTTTCAGCTTTGATCGTGATTACCGTAGGGGTTTTAGACTTTTTTCTACTACTACTATCTCGCGCGACTCACGGACTTATATTCTATTCTATTCGATACTATCTATAATATGTTTGGTGAATACCACACGGACTTATCTAATATTAATATAGATAATATAATTGAGTTTTAAAATAAATATTAATTAAATAATTTAACTATGAAAAAACCACAAATTAAAACCAAAACAAGTACTAATGAACTACAAACTAAAAGGTTTGTTATTAGAAAATCATTAATAGGTTCAAATACAATTATAGTATTTATGAATCATAAAAATGAAGAATGTCGATACAATCATGACTTAGTATACAATCAATTAAAAGATAAATTCGAGTCAATGAATTGTTTCCAGAAGTACAAAAGTTATACTAATTCTAAAAATCTACCTAAATTTGTTAGAGAATTAAAATCAATAGTATAATTAGTCCAAAAGGAGGTAACTTCGGTTATCTCCTTTTTTTTAACCCTTTGTGGCGACTATCACGGACTTATACTAATTTATTATAGATAATATAATTGAGAAATTTTAAATATTTATTAACTAAAAAATTTATAACTATGTCTAAATATAAAATTCAAAACTCAACAATAAAAACAACTATCAATTTATTAACTAACAAACATATTAATATTAAAACCAATAATAATATTATATATATAATTAAAAACCCTTTTAATATTAATATACCAAAATTATTAACTAATAATTATATACCATTTAAATTAATTAAATAACCTTTAAAACCAATAACTATGAACTATGAATTCACATTTGAGTTTAAAAACTCAGAACCTTTATATCTTACTCATACGAGTAATATATTAGATAACGAATTACTTCAATTTATGATAGAAATTGATGTAGACTTTAAAAACATTATTAACTTTAAAACAAATAAACTATGAATTACAATCAATTTGAAGAAAAATTACTAGATGAGTTTAGTTACACATTCTTTGACTATGCACCTGGTGATGAAGATGGAGGTTTTGATCCCTTTATTCAGTTTACTATTAAAACACTGTTTGACTCTGGTGTAACAGACACTGTGAAGATGATGGAAATAATAGAACCGATGCTAATTAAAAGAGATAATCACCTCGGTAAGCTGCTAGATGAAGGAATACTACTTGCTCGTCACCAATAGTAGTAATAAAGAAGGGTTCTTCGGAGCCCTTTTTTTTATCCTCTTTATATGACTTTCACGGACTTATATTAATTAATATTAGATAATATATATGAACTTTAAAAATTAATACACTATGAAGACTAAAATTAAATTAAATCAACTAGCAACAAAGAGATTTGTTATTAGAAAATCATTAATTGGTAAAAACACAGTAATAACTTTTACTAATAAGAAAAATGAGAAATGTACTTATAATCATGACATAGTATATAATCAACTAAAAACTAAGTTTGATAATATGATGTGTTTTAATAAGTATGGTAATTATACTAACACTAATAACCTTCCAAGGTTTGTTAGAGAATTAGATAAAATAGTATAATTCAATAGTGACATTAGGGTGTTATTATATAATATTAATACCCTTTTGTCACTTTTTATTCTCCTTGTATTAACTCTCACGGACTTATATATAATTTCTATGGATAATATATATAAATTAGTTGGATAATGTGAGATAGTGCATTAGAAATACTAATAAATTTAAATAACTAAACAAAATAACACTTTTAAACTATGAACTTAGAAGAATTAATATCAAACTTATTGATTAAAGAAATAAAAGAGAAGTTTCCATTTAATGAAGAAACTGATTGTAAAAAGAAATATAATGAAATCATACAAGATTACTTATATGAAACAATAATAACTAAACTATAAATTATGACTAGAGAAGATAAACTTCATGAAGAATTCCATGAAGAAGCGAGAGAATTAATGGAAAAACTTATTGATAAATACAATCTTGATAAGTATACTAGTGAAAGAAAAAGAAATAATCCATTTCCAATGTCACTAGATGAATTCTTATATGAATATGTATCTATTTTTAATAAAAGAGAAATAGATGAAATTAATAACTTAATAAACAAATTTTAAATCTAATGAGTGTAACTAAAGAAATAGATAGGATTTCAAGTGAAATCGCAAAGGAATTAGAACCGAAGTTATTTGAAATGATATCTTGGGGATTAGATAAAGACTTCATCATTAAGAAAAATGGTGAAAAAATGAATTTAAGTGATGTAGAAGGTGATGAGTTTATAGAACTTATTACTTACATTGCTAATAAATCAATAGAAAAATTAACTAAAAGTATAAATAAATAGTGAAAGACGTAAGACGAGGTGCACTTATTAAAGTAGTGGTAACACGGCGCGGGTTGATTAGCTAAAACAACTAACACGGACTTATAAACAAAAACTTTAGATAATATTAATATGGAAAATTTATATGAACAATTATTACCTGATGTTAAGTTTGAACTTAAGAAAAATAAAGGTAAATATAAAAATGCAGTGAAGCAAGTGATTGCTAAACTACACGTCTATCATAACTACTCACAGATGAGTATGGATGATATTAAAACTTTAATAACTTTTTCTGATACTAACTGTTACGAGTGGACAGCGAGTGATTGGAAATATGGAGAAAAACTATTTAAACAATGAAGCATAAAGTATTTATTAAAATAACAGATATACTAATAAAATCATTAGTGGCAAGTCTTGCCGCTCTATTTGTAGCTGGTTGGTTATTTTTGGTATTTGGTTTTATATCAGGTGTCATTGAACCACCTTCATTTGGTATATATAAATAGTATTAGACGAGTAGCTTAATAGGATTATTGGAAGTTAGCGCGTAAATCTGCAAGACAGTAGCTCACTAACTCATATATAATCACGTAAGTGAATTGCTAATACTAAACCGGAAGCGCACCGCTATCTGACGAGATTGACCAGGGAATCCCATGGTAATATCTCCGGACGATATGAGCGACTCGAGGTTGGTAGGTTGTGGTTGAACCAGTAAACGTTTTCACGAGCTGGTTACTACAACCGATAACTAGGTTTGGATATTGGAGAAGGCATAAGACTCGGCGGGAGTATTCCTCAGAGCGCTGATTATCCCAATAACTACTGACGAGTAAAGAGGTTCGATTCCTCTTCTAGTTACTAAATTATAAATTATGAATTGGAAACAAGAACAAGAAGTATTGGAAAATGCTTTTGCAAGAAGATTACTAATTGAATATGGTATTCAAGAAGTAACTACGCAAAGACAAGCTAAGAATGGTACAAGAGAATTTGAATTTCCTGTATCTGCTCACAAGCAATGGAATAGGAAAGATAGACTTAGATTAGCTTGTTTTAAAACAGGATATGTAAGAAATCAAAATTCTTGCGCATCTCCTTATCAACTAAATCCTCAATATAAAAGAACAAAGAAATGGGTTTTCTTAACTAAAGATGGATTAAAAACTAAAGAATACATAACAATTTCGCGAGCAAAGATCTATTCAGGTATGGCTCGATTAGTTTTTATGTTAGAATTTTATAAAAGAAATTATAAGATATGAATAAATGTAAGTTTTGTAATAGTACAGCTTTGGTATATCACTATTATATTTGTGATTCTAAATGTGAAGAGTGTGGAGATTGGCAAGAAGGAGAAGAGTTTAACTTACACGGACTTAATAACAAACACTAACGATAATATAATTATGCAAAAAATAAAATTTACATCTAAAACAACACTTAGAATAACTAATAAACATGGTTATTCTATTAAATACAAAGGTTATAACGTAGGAGAATTACCTAATTCTTTTGGTTTTAAATACAAGTTTAATGGATATGATGATGATGGATATGAAACTTTTAAAGAAGGTAAAGATAAATGGTTTAATTATAAAGGTCTAACTTGGGTAATAGATAAAGACCATTGGAGTAAATCTTTATAATATGGATAGAAACGATGATTTTTTAAATCCACATGAGCAACCAGAAGATGAATGTGTAGTATGTGGTAAACCAATGGATTTCTGGTATTCTAAAAGTGATACATGTAGTGATGATTGCTTTAGAGCTAGTTTAATATAAATCTACTGGAGTTTTTCATAGTTATAACAGTAGATTAGGTCTGTACAGACAACAGAGCGTGCTACGGTACTAAGGTGCGGGTTCGATTCCCGCCACGCTCTCTAATGGGTAAAAGATAAGAGTATGAAAAACCTCAAATAAGTTTATCCAACCGCATATGTATGTGGTGTCGAAGATTTGATCACTGGTACGTACGGAAGTGTATTACATATTGCGGTAAAATATTGCGGGATAGAGCAGTGGCCAGCTCGCGAGCCTCATAAGCTCGAGGTCGTAGGTTCGAATCCTACTCCCGCAACTAAATAAATAAATTATGAGTGATTCAAAGAAAAAATATGAAGAAATGGTAGAAGAGGGAGAAATCCCTAAATCTAGCGACATAAGACCAACACATGAATATAAATCTATGACTGAAGTAATACAAGAGGTTTATAAAGAAAAGTTTGAACGAACTAAATATATTTGGGTGTTAGACTTTACTGATGGTAAAATATATAGATATAATGTAAGAGCATTATGTAATGAAGATAATGAATGGAATCCTGATTCAGAAAGTTGTGAAGCATTTTTATTAGGTGCAGGTCATAAGATAAATAGTATTGAATGGATGGTAACTAATAATGAGACATGGGAAACAGATTAGAAAGATTATTTACTGGATTTATTCTTATTGGACTTAGTTTCTTTTGTGGTGTGTTCTTTACATTTTACAAAATAGACCAAAGAACTTGGAATGAAAATATATTAAAAGCTAGAGATATGGAAACTAGATACTTAAACTATCCAGAGAAAAGATGTTATAAACAAGATGATTTAAAAAGAATAATATACGGAAAAAATAAATAAAATGAAAAATAAAAAAACAAAAAAACGAGAAATGGTTCTTTTATATTCTCAATTAAATAAAATAAATAAAAAATAAAATGAGAAATATATATGATAGAATATTTGGTGAGGAATTTATGAACTCACCAGTTCAAGGAACAAAAGAAGAAGCTAAATTTATGGAGCGAAAGTTAAATGAATTTAGAAAGAAACAAGAAATGGATATTAATATACTTAAAAAAATTAAAGGATTATGAGAAAATTTAATAGATATAAAGAAAATTTACGTAGAGTTGGTAATGCTATATGGTCTTACTCAACACACGTAGCAACAATAGATTACCCTGATAAACTAATACAACATGGTTGGTGGAGTGTAACTACACAGAAACATATTAACTATGTAGCAAGAGAATTAGGTTTAACTATTGAAAAAGATTACTAATTTAAAATTAATAAAATGAAAAAAATACTTACCGAAGAATTGATTCTTGAAAAACTACTAGAAGAAAAAGAACTTAAAGAACCAGGAGATATAGATACTCCTGAGATGCAAGAAATAATATGCGAGTTTTATGGTTCTGAAATTAGACATGATTGGAGTAATTGTAATATGTATTTCACTACTGTTAGTACAGCTGATGGGTATGAATTATATCTTGCAGCAGAAGATGAATCATCTCCTTATTATGACCAAGACGTATACTATTATGAATCAGATTGGTTTGAAAAACTACCTGATTGTATTGTAAGTGGTTTTATGATTCATGTAGATGAGCATGCTATGGAAGATTATGGATTTGAAGATGCTATAGCTTCAGTGTATGAAGATTATTGGAGAGATATGTATAATGAAGTAGAAGGTGAATTAATGGAAGAAGGATATGATTGGCCAGAAGATGAAAAATAAATTAAGAGAACTTAAGAAATATATTCCTTTATTTTTAGTTATTTCACTTATTATATTATATACTATAATAGTAAATATACTTGTACCTTTAAATTAAAAACCTATGAGAAGAAATATATATAAACATTTAATATCTACTAACTATATGGGTATAACCGATAGAATAAAACAATTTAAAAAGAGAAAACACAATGACAGAAAAAGAAATGCATAAATTAGCTGATATAATAATAGATAAATTAGTTGAAAAACAAATGGCGCATGATGATGAGTTTAGACAAGATCTAGCTGAGATGATGAAAGAAAATCCCGGATTAGAAATAGGAGAAATAACTCAACAAGAATTAATAGAACAAGAATTAAATTTCTTACAAGACTTATTAAAAGAACAAGAAGAAAAAGAGAATTATCGTGACGCCTCAATAACCTTAATTAAAATAGAAAAATTTAAAAAGAAATATAATCTATAATCTTGCAAGCAATGTGTATAGCATAATCACTATTATGCATATATGACAATAGGGATTATAATTATAAAAATAACAGGCTAATGTCACACGAAAGAAACATGAAATGGTTAAATGATAGACAAATTATTTATAGAAGAGATCCTATTAATGATAAACCTACTATTGAGACAGATACATATAGATATTATGAGCAAGGCACACATGAATGTTATACACTATTTAACACCAGTGCTAAAATACCTACTTATAAATCATTAAAATGGCATTTTCTTGTATTATACTATTTAAATAGTGACATTTTGTCACCTGAAGAAGAGATAATAACTTTATTTAAATTTATAGCTAAAAAAGAGAATGGATTTGTTACATTTTTTATTAGTAAACAAAAACTAGAAGAAATAATACAAAACGTACTGACAATAGGTGGTGAACCACCAATAAATAGAAAAAGAAAAATAATATTTAAAGACTTTACAGGATTATCTACTAAAGAAAAACTATCAATTGTAGGAAAATTAATAGGTAGATCAAGCATAGATAAAGAAATGATATATGAAACTATGTTAGATTTAAATGACTGGGGTAAGAAAATTACTATTAGTCGTATTGCTGGTTTACTTAATTGTTCCGTGAGAACAATACATAGAAATATGGGAGATGAATTAAAACGAGAAAAAGTAAGATTAAATGAAGAAATATAACGTAAACAATTACATTAGATATAAAGAAGATTTAAAAGAATCTTTAAAAAATATACCCGATTATGGAGACGACTATCATAAATATACTAGAAAGCAACTTATAATTAGATTTTTACCATTAGTAGAAACAATGTCAAGAAAGTTCTCAACAGATAGTAGAGCTTCTGGTGTGTTAACTATAATGGATTTAATACAAGCAGGTTCAGAAGGACTTACTAGAGCAGTAGATAAATTAGATTGGGAAACTCTTAGTCAATCACAAGATAAAGAAAAAACTTTAAAAGCTTTTTTTAGTAAAAGAATAAAAGGAAATATAAGAAGAAGAATAGATATGATGAGAGGTAATATGAGAATACCTGAACATAAACTAAATGAAATACGTAGTAATCCTAAAGATAAAAAAATGGTATCAATGTTTTTTAATAGTATATTTTTATCTATAGATGCTAAACCAGAAACAGATGAGAACATGTTATATCAAATACCAGATAAATCTGAACCTTATAATATTCCTTTATTAAATATTTATTTAAAAAGTTTAATGCAGAAATATTTAGAAAAAAATGAATATGAAGTATTACGATTAAGTTATGGTTTAGACTGTGATAAACACTCTGCTAAAGATATAGCTAACAAGTTAAATATATTAGGACCAAGTGCTTATGTTAGAATTTCAGAACTAAAAAAGCAAGCGGTTCAAAAACTTATAGATAATGTAGATCACTCGCAAGTGATTGATTATCTGTAAGTTAAGAATGTAAATTTAAAAATAAACATGTAATTATATTAATAACGCTTAAAACAAACACGAATGACAATCAACGAAAAATTAGCGACAATTCAAACAAAGTTTAAATCGAAGAAAAGTAGATTTAACTCTTTCGGCAAATATTACTTTCGCTCTGCCGAAGATATTCTCGAAGCAATAAAACCCTTTATTAAGGAGCTTGGTGTAACAGTAGTTATAAATGAAGAATTAGTAGATTCTGCAGTTATTAAAACTACAGCCACTGTAACTGATGGAAAAGAAACAATTAATGCTACAGCAGTAGTTGGAGTAGATCTAGATCAGAAAGGTATGCAAATGCCTCAACGATATGGTTCAGCATCTAGTTATGGTAAGAAATATGCACTAGGTAATTTATTTCTTATTGATGATACTCAAGACAGTGACGCAACTAATAATCATGGTAAAGTTAAAAATAAATTAACTGATATCATTGCAGCTAAGAATTATATAGTAAATGGTGGTAAACTAGATACTATAAAAAATAAATATGATTTAACAGTTGCTCAAGAAAAAGAATTAAGTACTTTATAATGAAAAAAGAAGATGTAATTAATAAGTTAAGAGATGATGAGCACTACTATGGAGACTTTGGTAAAAAGTATCTTAGTAATTCAGATATCAAAACTTTACTTACAAATCCTTTAGCTTTAGGGAAGGCGTCTGCAAAGACTGCTGCATTTCTAGTAGGTGGATATTTTCATACCGCTATACTTGAACCAGATAAACTCAAGAAATACCGAGTAATACCTTCATCTACTAGAAATACTAAAGTTTATAGAGAAATGTCAGAAGGAGAATTATGTTTACTTCAACATGAAGTAGATATGTTAGAAGTTATGATAGATAAAGTATTAAGTAATAATGTATGTAAAGGATTAATAAGAGGAGATAATGTAGAGTATGAAGTTCCTGGAATTACAAAGATATGTGGTAAAGAATGGAAAGGAAAAGCTGATATTATAAATCATGATGAAAAACTTATTGTCGACTTAAAAACAACTAATGATATAAATAAATTTAGAAAATCCTCTTGGTTATATAATTATGATAGTCAATCATATATATATCAGAAATTATTTGGATATGAATTTATTTTTATAGTAATAGATAAAAACACGCATCAAATAGGTATATTTGACTGCTCACCTGAATTTATAGAGCGTGGATTTGAAAAAGTAGAAAGAGCAGTAGAACAATATAAACTGTTTTATGAAACAAAAGATTTCAAACCTGAACAGTATTTTATTAACCAAACATTATAACAATGGCATCAATTATTAGAGCTAGTATTAATCTCAACAATATTGATAAAACAAAAATTGTTGAAGGAAAAAAAGGTAAGTATTTACCTATTGTAATTACAGTAAATGATGAAGTGGATCAATTTGGAAATCAAGGTCCAATTACTGTAGCACAAAGCAAAGAAGAAAGAGAAGCTAAAGAGGCTAGAACTTATTTAGGTAATGTTCAAGTCGTATGGACTAATGGTCATAACGTGGAGGTAACTCCTAGACAAGATCAGCAATCTAAACCAAAAGCAACTCCAGTTACTAAACAAGTAGAAGACGATTTACCATTTTAATATATGATAGAACAAAACGAGATTAATGGATTTTTGATTGATAAGTTCAATCAACATAACTTAGAAGTTGGGAAGAAACAAGGGATTTGTCCTTTGTGCTCACATACTAGGAAACCTCAGAATAAGAAAGCTAAATGTTGTTCTTATGATTGGGAACGGGGTCTCGGAACTTGTCATAACTGTAATTCTACATTTCAACTCCATACATATCAACGTAAAGGAGCTAGTGATAAAGAATATACTAGACCAGTAATAACTAAATACTTGCCAGTTAAGGATAAAGTTACTACATGGTTTGAAAAAAGAGGGATATCTCAAAGGACTTTGGACGACCTTAAAGTTGGTCAAGGTCCTGAGTATATGCCACAGACTGGCAAAGAAGAGAATACCATTCAATTTAACTATATAATAGGTGATCAACTTATTAATGTTAAATATAGAGATGGTAGAAAGAACTTTAAATTATATAAAGGAGCAGAAAAAGTATTTTATAATATTAATAGTATTGTAGGGTATGACAATTGCGTTATAACTGAAGGTGAAATGGATGTATTAGCATTACATGAAGCTGGTGTTACTAATGTTATTTCAGTTCCTAATGGCGCAACATTACATCATAACAATTTAGATTATCTTGATAATTGTATAGACTATTTTGAAGATAAACAAAAAATAATATTAGCATTAGATACCGACGAACCTGGATTAGCATTACGAAGAGAATTAGTTAGAAGACTAGGAGCTGAAGTATGTTACTTAATTGATTTTGAAGAATGTAAAGACGCTAATGAATACTTAATAAAACATGGCAAAGAAAAACTTAAAGAAACAATCCAAAAAGCAAGAGCATATCCACTCGAAAATGTCACAACGTTCAAAGATATTGAAGGAGACGTTAAAGACTTTGTCACAAACGGATTCAAACCAGGATTCCAAATCGGTTTACCAAACTTTGATAGAATATTTTCAACGTATACCGGGCAGTTCATTACTGTTACTGGCATACCTTCTAGCGGTAAGTCTGATTTTGTTGACCAAATGGTTGTAGGATATAATAAACTATATGGTTGGAGAACAGGATTTGCATCACCAGAAAATGCTCCTAATTATTTACATGCTCATAAGTTAATGAGAAAAGTTTGGGGTGATATGCCTCAACGAGATGATATTGGAGGTTCTAAATGGGATGAGGTAGCAAATCATGTTAATGATAATTTCTTTTTTATTGATATGGAGAAATACACATTAGAATCTGTATTAAGAAAAGGAGCTGAACTTGTTAAACGTAAAGGTATTAAATGTTTGGTTATTGACCCTTTTAATAAAGTTAGAGATAAGAATGCTTCATCAATAGATGTTAATATATATACTATGGAATATCTAACTAAAATAGAAACATTTGCAAAGAAATATGATGTGTTAGTATTTATTGTAGCGCATCCAACTAAAATGTATAAAGATAAAGATGGGAAAATCGAAGAACCTAATATGTATAACATTAAAGGTGGAGGAGAGTGGTATGACGCGAGTTATCACGGCATTCTTGTACACCGCGATTATATACTCAAGAACACGAAGGTCAAAGTACTCAAGGTCAAATTCCAAAATTTAGGAGAAAATGGAGGAGAATGCTTTTTTACTTGGGAACCTAAATCAGGTAGTTTTATTCCTCAAGTTACTGATGAATTAGAATTAGAAAAAATGCCATGGGAATAAATGAGTCCTATAAAAAGAAAAGACAAAATGGGACAATATATGCCTACAGTAGAAGAATACAAGGCATACGCTTGGTGTATAAATAATTATATTTATATATCTCCATTTGCTACAGGAGAAGGAGCATGGTATATAGATATAAATTTAAATGGTAAAATACATAGATCTCCTGAAAGTTATGGTAAAGTAACTATATGGATAAAGATATATGAGTATTATAAATATTATTATAATAAATATGAAGACAAAGTTTAGAAATGCTGAAGAAGCTTATAATTATTTCTTTGATAAAATATTATTAGAAGGAATAAACTATGGGGATACAAAAGCTTTATTTAATATAGGATTTACTTTACAAAAACCTATGGAAAATTATATTGTAAATGAAGAACGTAATTGGAAATTAAATTATGCTCAAGCAGAATGGGAATGGTATTTATCTGGAGATTCCAACATTGCTAAATTAAAAGAAATATATGGTAAAATACCAGCAATATGGGAGCGTATGGCAGATAGTTATGGATATGTTAATTCTAATTATGGTTGGCAATGGCAACGTAATGACCAGATAGATTATGTAGTTGCAAAGTTAAAAAATTGTAAAGATACTAGACACGCGGCTATTAGTATTTATGACTGCAAAGAACATAAAATATATACCAAAGATACTCCTTGTACTTATGCAGTTCAGTTTTATATATTAAACAACGTGTTAAATATGTGTGTTGTAATGCGTTCTAATGATCTCTGGTATGGCTTCTGTAACGATCAATATCAATTCAGTATGTTACAAAAAATGATTGCAGAGAGACTGTCTATTGAAATAGGAACTTATTACCATTTTGCACATAATTTACACTTATATAATAATAAAATAAACTAATGTATTATATATATCATATACCTGGTAAAAAAATTGGAGTTACACGTAATTTAGAAATGAGAGTAACTTTAATGCAAGGATATAAAAAAGGAGAGTATGAAGTTCTAGAACAAAATGAAGATATAAATTATATATCTAATAGAGAATTAGAATTACAAAATACTTATGGATATAAAATAGATAATCAATCATATAAAGAATTAATAAATAATAATAAAAAGAAAATGAAAGTAAACGCAACTGAACAAACTACAACATTTCCTTGTCCACTTAATAAATTAAAAGGACGATTAATGGATAATATAGGTATGACATGGAAAACTGACCATGGAGTATTTGTGTTAGATAAACATATGATTACATGGATAATGGATAATGCTAGAATATCTATGTATAATAATGATAGAAGTTATGTATATAATAAAGCATTAGCTGAATGGTTTAATGAACGAAATAGTTTAGAATCTTTAATTGATTATAGTGATGATATAGAAAGAATAGAAGTATTTAACAAAATAAGATATTGGGCTAAATCTAGAGGTTTATTTGATAAAGGAGATACTAGAACTCAATATATTAAATTACAAGAAGAAGCAGGAGAATTAGCTAAAGCATTATTAAAAAATGATGAAGCAGAAATAATAGATGCTATTGGTGATATGGTAGTAGTATTAACCAATCTAGCTCACATACAAGGCGTGAGTATAGAAAGGTGTATAGCATACGCTTATGATATAATCAATAAGCGTACAGGTAAAATGATTAACGGAACATTTGTAAAAGATGAATAATTACACAGTAAAGACTGAAGATAGAATAGTACAAAAAGTTATCGAAAAGATAGATCAACGTAGTCTGGTTGGTCAAGCTAAGTACGGAGCAATGATGATGGAAGAAGTAGAAGGTAAAGATAAAAATTTAATGGACTTCTTAACTGATGTTCAAGAAGAAATAATGGATGCTTTATTATATATTCAAGCGGCAAAAGCTTGTTTAACTGATGAGATAGAAGAAGCAATGCTACGAAGAATAGAAGTACACGATGAAAAGGAAATATAAAAGAAAAAAAGGCCCTGTTAACAGTAAGAAAATTACTGTTGACGGGATAACCTTTGCCTCAGGACTTGAGAAGTATATGTATCAAGCTTTGAAGAATGCGGGAATAGACGCGGTTTACGAAGGTAGAACATACACTGTATTTCCTGAATTTGAATTTCCAAATATATCTATAGAAAGATGTGCTAATGGTAAAGGAGAGTATAAGAATAGAGGAGAAAAGAAAATACTACCAATTAAATATACTCCAGACTTTATAGGAGATGATTTTATAATTGAATGTAAGGGTAGAGCCAATGAAAGTTTTCCTTTACGTTGGAAAATGTTTAAAAAATATGTAAGTATTGAATTACCTCATGTAATTATATATAAACCACAAAATCAAAAAGAATGCGACGAAACAATAAAGTACATCCAGCAGTTGCAAAAGTAATAGCTAGAAAAAAGTATGCCGAGCGTCAAATAGATAAATGGTGGAAATGGAGCTGGGAAAAAAGAAATAAAGTAAAATATAAAGAATTAGTAGAAAAACACGAACAATATAATATTAAATGTTATTAAAATTATGAAAGAAAAACCCACATATTCAATAGAAATAGGAATATATCCAGGATTATTATTTGGAATAAGAACATATGATGAACCAGAACAAATTTCATTTGTAGCTTATATTCCTTTTATTGATTTTTGTATAACTTTTTACAAAGAATAAAATGAGTTTATTTAAAGAAAGAATACCTTACAAACCGTTTGAATACCCTATATATTATACCGAAGGTTGGCTTAAACAAGCTCAAGCTTTTTGGTTACATACTGAAATACCAATGTCAGGCGATGTAAAGGATTGGAACGAAAAATTAACTTTATCTGAAAAAAACTTAGTAGGAAATATCTTATTAGGTTTTGCTCAAACTGAATGTGCAGTATCAGATTACTGGACTCAAAAAGTCGTCGCATGGTTTCCAAAACATGAGGTCCAGCAAATGGCCATGATGTTCGGCTCACAAGAAACAATACATGCTGTGGCCTATAGTTATTTAAATGAAACACTTGGACTTGAAGATTTCGAAGCTTTCTTACACGAGCCAGCTACTGCTGATCGTTTTGACAATCTTGTTGCATATGATGGCAATGAACCAGTCGGCATCGGAAGATCGTTGGCTATTTTCTCTGCTTTCGCAGAAGGAGTTTCTTTATATTCCGCTTTTGCAGTGCTTTATTCTTTTCAGTTGCGTAATCTTCTCAAAGGAATAGGTCAACAAATGAAATGGAGTGTAAGAGATGAATCGTTACATAGTAGAATGGGTTGTCAATTATTTAGACATATGTGTGAAGAAATTCCTACATTATTAGATAATTGTAAAGAAGATGTATATTCAGCTGCAAAAATAATGATGGAATTAGAAGAAAAATATATAGATAAAATGTTTGAAATGGGTGATATTGAAAACCTTAAAGCATTTGATTTAAAACAATTTGTTAGAAAAAGAACAAATGAAAAATTACAAGAACTTGGTTACTCAGATAAAAGAAGATTTTTCAACTATGACAAAGACGCAGCAGCGAATCTTGATTGGTTCTATCATCTTACTGGGGGTCACACTCACACTGACTTTTTTGCGATTAGGCCAACTGACTATAGTAAAGCAAATGAAGGAGAGGATTTTGAAGATATATGGTAAAAATAAAATAAAATAAAATGGCACAAAATAAATTAAAGAAAAAAGTTGAAGCTTTAACTAGAGTAGTTCAAGCTTTAATTAAAGAGGTTCAAGTGAATGCTAGTTTATCACAAGGAACTATAACTGCTTTTCAACTTTATGTTGGTGAGAAAAAATGGAATGAATTAATTGAGGAAATGAAAAAGATAGAAGAAGAAAAAAAAGATAAAAAATTAGAAATTCCTGAAGAAAAATAATATGTGGAAAAAAGAATGGAAAAAAGGAATAGATTATCCTGAGTGGGGAGACACTGAGGTATATAAAAAAACAATAGGAGGAGGTTATTTATATAATGGAGAAACACCAAAAGATGCGTATAAAAGAGTTGCTAAAACAATTGCTAAAAGATTACAGAAGATCGAAATGGAAGAAACTTTTTTCACATATATGTGGAAAGGTTGGCTATGTTTGGCCTCGCCTGTTCTTAGCAATACTGGTACTGATAGGGGTCTCCCTATTAGTTGCTTTGGTATTGATGTCGCTGATTCTATTATTGACATAGGACAAAAGAACTTAGAGATGATGCTACTCGCTAAGCATGGCGGTGGAGTTGGTATCGGTATAAATCAAATAAGACCCGCTGGCTCAGAAATAAAAATGAATGGAACAAGCGACGGAGTTGTACCGTTTTGTAAAATCTATGATTCTACGATACTCGCCACGAACCAAGGAGCGGTTAGAA